TTAATCCCGATTATAACTATAATATAATTGAATTTAGTGGTGATACTCCGGGTGTTCCGTATATTACTGTTAAAACTCAAGGTAATCCATTTCCATCAAATGGTACGAATAGTAATGGTTATTTTAGTTTTCATATAAGACCGAATAATGCAGTTTTTGAAGAATTTAGAGCAATATTAAGTAATTATGAGCAATATATTGTATCGCAAAGGAATGGCACGAGTGGATTTCAATTTATAATGAATGACCCGACATTACTTGATGATGGGTCGATAGTTTATGCAAATACAGAAATATTATGGCCGACAAGTGATGGTTATAATATTGATATTAATAATTCTTTTTATGATAATTTTTTAAATATTGTTTTAACTATTGGTACTAAATACGATAGTATTAAAACAGATTTAATTGCAAGGTTTTTAACACCGACTTCATTAAAAACATATGACCTTACTGAAGATGGTAAAATGACGAAATTATTAAGAACGTATGGTTGGGAATTTGACCAATTGAGAACATTTATCGATTCATTGGTGTATATTAATACGGTTACATATGATAAATTAAATAATATACCAGACCAATTGGTTAGTAATATGGCCAGAACATTTGGTTGGGATTATTTTGCATTAGTAAATGAGGCGGAATTAGTAAATGGTTTTTTCACTATAGATGACAACGAAAGAAATTTAAATACAGATTTACTTCCAGCCGAAGTTAATATTGAACTTTGGCGAAGAATTTTAATGAATACCAATTATTTTTGGAAATCAAAAGGAACAAGACAAGCAATTAAAGCAATGTTTCTATTAATTGGTATTCCTGCGCCATTTATTAATATAACAGAATATGTTTATACTGTGGATGGTAAAATCGACCCAAGGGATGTACAATTTAGTGCAGCCGATTATCCAAGTAATTCATTGCCTTATGATACCGAAGGATATCCTATTGCACCAATTGAAACCAATTATTTTTATTTTCAGGTTTCCGGTAATACCGATAGTGGACAAGCGTATCTCGATGTTTTTCGCAAAGCAGGTTTTAATTTAAATCAGACTGTTGATAATAAAAAATCTTGGATTCAAACTGGTTCTACTATAAGAGTTCATCCAAATACGTTACAGTATTATCAGGAAGATAGCAAATTAGTTTTAAATACTAAAGAAGTTGATGTTGCATTAGATACTGCACAAGGTATTGAATATGATGTTTATGATTATATGAAAATTGATTATTCTGCTAATTCAAGTGGTTATACGTTACCATTTGCATATGTTAATATTTCATTAGCATATACTGGTTCGCAGAATACGTTTACATTACCATCACAATTTAATAAAGCAGAGGGCGATTTAGAAGTTCGTTTTAATGGTATATTGCTTAATGCACCCAAAGAATATAGTGGCGGTACTGGAGGAACATATGTCGAAACATCTCAAGCCGATTATAGTATTTCCGGCAATACATTTACTTTGATTAATAATGCAATAAATGCTAATAATAATAGGGATGTTATTGAAGCCACTTATTTATATTCAGGTACAACAGTAGTTCCAATTAGTGGTGTTACTGTAAAATATATGGTAACGAGAGTAAAGCCAAGTATTATTGGAACATCAATTCCTATGCCTAGTGCAACAAATGGCGATGTACAGGTTACTATAAATGGTATTGCTTTAACAAAAGGAACGAATCAATTTATTGCGGATTATATTGTTGACCCAAATAATTCAAGCCAAATTATAATTCAAAATCCTGAAGTTATTGCATATGTGGCTGCTAATCCATATGTTCAATTAGCATATATTACAGTTACTGGTAATACAAGTATTGCAGCAAGAAGTGAAATTGTGAGAGTAGATAGTTTCAATACCAGTAAAATATATTTTAATAATTCAGCGAATAAGTATGTTTATAGGTTGAATTATATGATTAATAATGCAAGACAAGTAAAAATATTGGTTGACGGTATTGCATTAGAGCCACAAACCGATTATAGTATTAATATTAATAATAAGTACGAAATATTTTTACCCAGAGGTTTAAAATATGGCAGTATAATTAGTGCGTATTACTTAGTTGCCGGGAATGATTATTTCAATCCGATTATTGCTAATGATTTTGGTGTAGGTAATATAAGCAACATGTCATTTCTCGAATTTATTGACTTCATTCAAAGAAGATTAATAAATGCAACAAATAGAAAAGTAGTTACTGATTTTAAAGGTGGCTGGTATCCTACGTTATTAAATGTTTATATTCAGTATCTTGAGAGAAGTAGATTACCTGTTATGAATCCCTTACATTCAAATGGTTATACTTTTGAAAATCTATATCCATTTTTAAGCAAATATAATGCATTCTTTCAAAAATTTGTGGACCAATTACTTTCGGCTACGATTATTTTAAGAAAGGCTGGCCTTTTAATTAGAAACACAGTTTTTACCAGACAAAAATTTGCTTATAAAAGAGGTGTTTATATGGGGTGTATTAAAGCACTTTCAACTACAGGGGCAACAACATATTCTTTTAATAAATATTTACAATATTTTGGTGATGATGGTAGTACGTTTTTAAAACAACCACTAACACAAATAGCAAAATGGACTGACGATATTGTTTGTGTTGGCGAATTATGTAAAGATTTTCTTGTTACAGGAATAACAGTTACATATCCAACTACAACAACTACAACAACAGCATATCCATTTAGTTCAATAATGACAGTTAATGAAACTAATTCAAGTTTAACACCTATTGCATTAAATAATCAGGCTGGTTGGTATGCTAGTACTAATTATAGTTTAGTTATGTCACCACCTATATTACCGGGATATGTTGTAAATATTAATCTGCATTTTTTATCTAAATATTATATTACAGGTGGTACGGGTATTAATAATCTATCATTTGCAATGATGACGGTTAAGAAAAATGGTGTTACCCAAACTATTTTTCAGGGAAATGCTAATAATAATACTAAGTTTGATATTGAAGAAAATTTCATTATTGGAATGGGTAATGGTGATAATATTGAAATTATATTAGAAAATGAATCATTAAAGGGTAATGATTCGCCACCGAGTACTATTGTTTTATCTGAAACAGATTTAACTCCAATAATAATAAATGTAACACCAAATGGAACTGTTCCAGTAATTGTTCCGGCAAGTGTAAATAATATAGCACCAACACCATAATTATGAAAATATTAGTAGCGTTACCAGATAATAATTATTTTTTGTGGCAAATGCTTGTCCAGATAAATAATTTCAAAAAATTAGGACTTGATAATGATGTTATTTATGTTATTGGTAAAAATTCATTACAGAAAAGTAGTGTTTTAAGTAATATAATGCTGAAAAGTAATGCTAAATGTAGTTATTATATATTTAATGATGAAAGAAAAAGTCCGCAATATTCATCGACATTAAGACCACATATTTTAGCGAAGTTTTTTGAAACATATCCCAATGCTGAAAAAGAAACTTTCTTTTATATTGACCCGGATGCTATTTTAACGAAAAAAATTAAATTCAGTGATTTCGAAAAAGATAGTGTATGGTATTTAAGTGATACACGTTCATATATAAATACTCAGTATATTAAGAGTAAAAGCGAGATATTATTTAAAGAAATGTGTGATATTGTAGGTATCGACCCAAAAATAGTTGAAAGTAATGATGAAAATGCTGGTGGAGCACAGTATGTAATGAAAAATATTAATTCTGATTTTTGGAGAAAAGTAGAGAATGATAGTGAAAAACTATATATGCATATGGTTAATACTTCAAATATTTATAATCCCGAACACCCAATACAGGCATGGACTGCAGATATGTGGGCGGTTTTATGGAATGCATGGCATTTTGGACACGATACTAAAATATCTAAAAAACTGGATTTTTGTTGGGCAACAGATTTAATAAGTAAATGGAAATCAACTAATATTTATCATAATGCCGGAGCAGTAATTGACAATGGTTATTATTTTTTAAAAACAAAATATCAAATATCACCATTTAATAAAGACTTAAAATGTAGCGATGAATATTGTTCAAATAATTATGTTAAGGAAATTAAAGAAACTGAAAAAAATTTCAGTAATATATTGTTTTAGAAATGAGCATAGCAAGAAAATATAATTTAAATTTAAGTCCTGCCATAAGTTGCGGAC